TCATCACGTTGACGTGTGATCAATCGGCCCCGGCAGAAATGCGCGGGGCTTTTGCTTTTCCAGACATAGGTGAAACGATGGGTGTGTTGCATTTCAGCGCTGGCAAGTACGCGCGCTCTCGCGGGGCAGGTTCGGCTACCACGCTGTCAACCAAAGTTCGTACATCCGGCGCATTCACGACCAGCAGCGCGGCTGACAACGTTGAGGACGGCTCCGGCGAAATCACCATGGCAGTCGGCGAGGTCTTCCAGGGCCACAGCGCAACAGCGCATTGGCTGACGTTTGGCGGCGGTACGGCGACAGCGGGGTCGGATATTTACCTCCCAGCGGGTGCGCAGCGCGAGTACGAGGTCGAGGTTGCAGGCACGGTCAGTGCCATTGAGGCGTGATGCCGAAGTTCTCGCCCGAGCTTTTTGACGAGATTTGCGTTGAAATAGCAGATGGGAAAAGCCTGCGCACAATCTGCAAACGCGAAGACATGCCGAACCTGAAAACAGTCATGCGGTGGTTGAGGGAAGAAGACAACGAAAGCCTGCGCCAGCAATACGCGCGTGCGAGAGAGGATCAAGCCGACGCTCTCTTCGAGGATTGTCTTGATATTGCTGACACTTTTGACAGCAAAGAGATGGTGGAGCCGCAGCACATAAACCGAGCAAAGCTTCGCATCGACACAAGAAAGTGGATGGCGGGCAAGCTCCGGCCCAAAAAGTACGGCGATAAACTGGAGCTGGAAAACAAGCACAGTACAGCCGACGACCTTACAGACTTGTTAGATAGCGTTGCAAAAAATGCTCGACGGATCGGAGTTAACTGAAGCTGATCTGCGCGACGGGATGGATGATCCGCTGTGGCGCTTGTCAAATCTCTACTGGATCACTGACAAAGACGGTCAGCGCGTTCTCTTCCAGCCAAACGCAGCGCAGCAGGAATACATTCAGGGCGCATCGCGAGAAGATATCATCCTCAAGGCGCGCCAGTTAGGCTTCACAACGCTGATGTGCCTGATCGGGCTGGATGAGGCTCTATTCCTGGAGAACCACAACGTCGCAATCATTGCGCACACCCGCGACGACGCAAACAAGATATTCGACAGCAAGGTCAAATACCCCTACGACAACCTGCCTGACAAAATCAAAGAGCGCAGGCCTGCGATTAATGACAGGGCCGGGATGCTCAAGTTTGAGCACAATTCAAGCATTGGCGTAGCGACTTCGGCTCGCTCCGGGACCCTGCAAAGGCTGCATATCTCAGAGTTCGGCAAGATCTGCGCCAAGTACCCGCAAAAAGCTCGCGAGATCGTCACGGGCTCGTTCCCAGCGGTTGGAAGGCACCCGAAGACAATCGAAAGCACCGCAGAGGGTCAGGAGGGCTACTTCTTCGATTACGCCGACAAGGCAATGCGCGGTGCAGGGCCTTTTAGGTTTCATTTCTTTCCGTGGTGGCGCGACAGCAGATACGTTGCAGATCCAAACGCGGTCCGCCTAACTCCTGAACACAGAGAATACTTCGCAAAGCTCAGACACGAGCACAAAGTCGAACTTACCCCAGAGCAAATGGCCTGGTGGGTGAAAGAAGAGCAGTTACTAGGCGGCGACATGAAGCGGGAAAACCCCGCAACACCAGAGGAAGCCTTTGAGCAGGCGATTGAGGGTGCTTATTTTTCGGCGCAGCTGGCACATTCCGACAAATTCGGACACATTGGGCGCTTTCCTTACGACCCTTCATACCCGGTCAATACATTTTGGGATTTGGGCCGCAACGACTTCAACACGATTTGGCTGCACCAACACATCAGGGGTCGACACAGATTTGTCGGGTATTACGAGAACAGCGGAGAATACATCGCGCACTATGTTCGCTGGCTGGAAGATTGGCGCAAGGAGCGCAACGCGGTCTGGGGGCAACATCACTGGCCTCATGACGGCAAGCGACAAGACCTCTTCCTCCCCAACGGGCGGTTAGGGGTGGCTGACGATGTGGGCCTTCTGCCTGCGCCTGTCATCGTCAGCCGACCTCAAAATAAAATGGATGCTATCGACGCAGCGCGAGCGGTCTTTGCCACTTGTGACTTCGATGAGACCGAGTGCTCGCAGGGGGTTAAGCGCCTGCGCCACTATCGCAAAGAGTGGGACGACACCCGCGAGGTTTGGCGCAATCAGCCGCGCCATGATGACAACAGCCATGGGGCAGACGGCTTCATGACTTTTGCGTGCGGATATCAATCTCCGCAGATTGACGACTTTGAGCCAGAAGAGCCTGACTACGGGCGCAACGATGCAACGGGGTATTGAGAATGTATGACGACACCCCGGAGTTTGATCCTTCGCTTATCGTGCAGATTGCGGAGCACCCCAACTTAGCGACCGAGCTTTCTGACGCTCAACTTGGGCAGATTGGAGTTGAGGTTGTGCAGATGCATGGCCTGGATTATTCCAGCATGTCGGACTGGCGCGACCGCATGAAAAAAGGCGTGGAGCTTGCCACGCTGGTCAAAGAAAAGAAGTCTTATCCTTTCGAGAACGCAGCCAACGTCAAGTATCCGTTGGTGACGACAGCCGCTTTGCAGTTCAACGCGCGGGCCTATCCTGCGGTTGTGCCTTCAACTGAGGTGGTGAAGGTCAAGACGCATGGCGCGGATCCCGCAGGTCAAAAGGCGGCGCGGGCAGAGCGTGTCCAGTCGCATATGTCTTGGCAGCTTCTCAGTCAAATTGAGGAGTGGGAAAGCGAGACTGACAAGCTCTTAGTGCAGCTTCCCATTGTCGGCACGATGTTCCGCAAGGTCTGGTACGATCCGGTCAAGGGGCGTCAATGCTGCCGGGTTATCGATCCGGGCAAGCTGGTTATCAACGACAAGGTGACGTCGCTCGAAGATGCACCGCGCATGGGCGAGGAAATCAGTCTTTACCCGTATGAGATCAAGTCTCGCGTTCGTTCTGGGCAGTTTGTGGATGCTGACTATTTCAACCCAGAAGACAACGACACGCAGTCGCCTGAGGTGTTCATTGAGCAGCACACACGGCTTGACCTGGACGAGGATGGTTACGAAGAGCCCTACATCGTCACGGTCCACAAGAAGACCTACAAGGTCGCGCGGATCGTGGCTGACTTCGAGACACAAGATGTTCGCGCCAATTCTCAGGGCGTTATCGCAATCTCTCGCGGAAGCTATTTTATCGATTACCACTTCTTGCCCAGCATGGATGGGGGGTTCTTAGGAACGGGCTTGGGCCTGCTTCTCGGCGACATTTCGGAGACAGTGAACTCAATCATCAACATGATGATGGACGCGGGGCATATGGCGTCGCTAGGTGGCGGCTTCCTTGGCGCGAATATGCGCATCAAAGGCGGCTCCCAGCGGTTTAGGCCGGGGGAATGGAAGCCAATGCAAGCAACTGGCGGACAAATAAGGGAAAGCATCGTGCCGATGACGTTCCCCGGCCCCGATGGCACGCTTTTCCAGCTCTTGGGCTTGCTTATTGAGGCTGCAAAGGAGGTGTCCAGTACTAAGGACATCATGACGGGCGACACCGGCACAAAGAACATGACGGCCACAACAACCATTGCGTTAATTGAGCAAGGCATGATGGTCTTCACGGCGGCTTACAAGCGCATCTTTCGCAGCCTAAAGTGTGAGTTCAAAATTATTGCGCGCAACAACGCACAACACACCTCGCCGGAAGAGTACGCGGATTTTCACGACATCCAGCAGCAGCCAGATCAAACGGGCCACAACGGCGGGCCACCTATCGACCCTGCCAGCGACTACAGCGCGGCTGACTTGGACATTGAGCCGGTCGCTGATCCCCGCAGCGTCACCAAGATGCAGGAGGCGGCAAAGGCTGAGTTTGTGCTCAACCTTGCTGGCCAAGGACTACTGAACCCGGAAGGGGCCACGCGACGCATGCTTGAGGCCATGAGCATCGGCAATGTGGATGAATTGCTGCCGCAGCCAGACCCAATGCAACAGGCAATGGCAATGATGCAGGCCCAGGCGGCGGAGGCTGACCTGATCTTGAAGCAAATCTCTATCGATCAGGCTTTGGCCGACATCGAGGAAACGCGCTCCAAGTCAATCAAGAACATGTCAGACGCCGAGGCCACAGCCTACGGCGCTCAAATGGATGAAACGAAACTGAAATTGGAGGCATTACGTGCCGGAATTGACGCATCTCTCAGAGCAAGCGCTCAGCGAATGGAAATCGGACCCGGTAACGAAATACCTGCAATGCGCTCTCAACAAGTCCCTGATGGCGCAGGAGGAAGCATGCAAGGCGTCATACTTCCAGGGCAAGCCATGGTCTGAGGCGGAGCGTCTCAGCCTTCTTAGGGCGCAAGTTCTCGTGGATGACCTATTCACGGCAAGCGTCGATGACTTCCAAATGATGGTGAATGATGGAAAACACGAGCGGGATAAATCCCATTGAGTTCAACGTCTTGGTTCTACCGGACAAGGTTGAGGAAAAAACGGCTGGCGGCTTGCTTTTGCCAGACACAGAGGTTGACCGGAAACGGCACCAAGCAACGGAAGGTACGCTTGTCGCGGCCTCGCCGATGGCGTTCAATGAAGACGTGTTTCCGCCTGAGATGACCAAGCCCGCCCCCGGCGCGCGTGTTGCGCTGGCACTTCATAGCGGCGCGTTCATTAAAGGGCATGACGGTCAAGATTACCGTCTCGTCAAAGACAAAGACATTGTGGCGTTGATGGGGTGACGACGATGGAAGAAAGCCAGATCGAAGAGCACCAGGACGACGCCCCGACGCCTGAAGAGGTTGAGGCTCAAAAGGCAGCAGAAGAAGAGGCCCGCAAATACGGCTGGCGGTCTCGTGATGAATTTGACCGAGAGCCAGCGGGCTGGGTGGACGCGGATCGCTTCCTGGAATTGCCACAGACGCACGTCAAAATGTTCCGTGATGAGAATGAGGCGCTGAAGGGCGAGCTCGGCGGCGTCAAGGAGCAACTTGAGCGCATCGGCAGCGTCCAGCGCGAGGCAGTCCGCATCGCACGCGACCAAGAGAGACAGAGATACGAGGAAGAGCTTACGCAGATCACACAGCAGCAGCGCCGTGCGGTTGAAGAGGCGAACCCTGAGGCGTTCGATGCGCTTGAGCAGCAAAAGCAGGACATGCAGAAACGCGCGCCCCTGCCGGAGCAGCAACAGCCTGATGTCGATCCGGCGGTCGTAAAGTACCACCAAGACAATGAGTGGGCGCAAAATCCGGTGCTGTGGCGCGAAGCGGTTGAGGCAATTGAGCACCTCCCGCCTGACAGGCGCGGCACTGCGGAGCAGCAGCTTGAGTTCGCCGAGAAGACCATGCGCTTGAAGTACCCGCACATGTTCCAGGAGAAGCAGCTCGCGCAGCCACAAGCATCAAAGGTTGATGGCGGCGGGCTGGGCCTTGGGCGCAAGATGGGCAAGGGCGTTAATGATCTACCATCGGACGCCCAGAAAGTTGCGCGTGAAATGGTCGAAGACGGCATCTTCAAGAGCGTAGACGACTACGCAAAGGCATATTGGGAGCAGGGCTGATGGCACGCGGAGAACAGATCAAAGCGACGCGTCGTCGTCGCAATACCGACGCTCTTGGCGGCAAGCGCCGCCGTCTGGCGGTGGACGAAAGCAAGCTCGACCGAGACAATTACGAATACCGCTTCATCAATGCTGACCCCGACCGGGTCCGCGCATTCACAGTCGAAGACGACTGGGATATTGTGCAAGACCGCGACGGGGCCACGAAGGTGGACGGAGACAGCGCAGGCTCAGAGGTGTCTGTGCAGGCTGGCGGGGCTTCGGGCTCGCAGCGGCAAATCTTGGTGCGCAAGCCCAAGAACCTTTACAACGATGACTTTGCTGCCCAGCAGCGCCGAATTGATGCAACAGAGAACGCCCTAAAGCACGGTTCCGTGCCGGGGGGCGATGCGGAAAGCACCTATGTACCGAACAAGGGCGAAGCGCCCATGACGGTGCGTCGCGGCTAACCGCCCAATCCCAACACAACGGAGTAAACTGCAATGGCAAATGCAGATGCGCCGCGTGGGCTTTTGCCTGCGCGCTACCTCTCCGGTGCACCCTACAACGGCGCGGCTAACACCTACTACGTGCCGGATACGGATAGCACCGCAATCTATGTCGGCGGACTTGTAAAGTTCGCGGGCTCCGCAAACGCAGACGGCGTCGCCTCTGTCACGGGTAACGTGGCAACGGGCGATGCGGTTGTCGGCGTTGTTGTTGGCGTTAAGCCAGTGACAGCCGACAGCACCGTTTACCGCGCGGCATCGACCGAACGCATGGTCATGGTGGCTGACGATCCTGGCTTGGTCTTTGAGGTCCAGGAAGACAGCACCGGCGGCGACCTTGCGGCGGCGAATGTGGGCAACACCGCAGACCTCGCGACAATGACGGCAGGCGATGCGACGACTGGCTTTTCCTCTATGGAAATCGACAGTTCGACCGCGACGGCATCCGGGGATGGCACGGAAGACGTACTCATCGTCGGTCTGGCTCAACGTCAAGACAATGCAATCGGCACCAATGCGAAGTGGCTTGTTCGTTTGAACAATCACCAGTTCGTTGACGGCGCGGCTGGCGCATAAGGAGGGCTAGAAATGGTTATCAGCACTGGCAATCACCCCAAGGCCCTTTGGCCCGGCGTTCATGCGTGGGTCATGGGTCAATACGACGAGCACCCTCAAGAGTTCTCCCAGATTTTCGACATGGAAACGTCCGGGATGGCCTACGAGGAGGACGTTGAGCTGACCGGCTTCGGTCTCGCTACTGTGAAGGGCGAGGGTGGCAGCACAAGCTACGACAGTCACACCCAAGGCTACACCACTCGCTATACGCACGTGGCATACTCTCTGGGCTATATCGTGACGCGCGAAGAGCAGGACGACAACTTGTACAAGTCTCGCTCCTTCAAGCGCGGCAAAATGTTGGCGTTCTCTTTCAACACCACGAAAGAGATTGTTGCGGCAAACATCCTCAACCGGGCTTTCAGCGCCTCCTACGCGGGCGGTGACGGCAAGCCTCTTCTGGCAGCGGATCACCCGTCGCTTGCGGGCAACTGGTCGAACGTGCTGTCAACGGCGGCTGACCTGTCGGAGGCGGCGATTGAGGATTTGCTTGTTCAAATCTCTGAGGCGAAAAACAGCCGTGGGCTGCAAATCGCGATCAAAGAGGACAAGTTGATCGTGGCACCGTCTAATGTGTTTGAAGCAGAGCGGATTATGAAGTCCACCCTGCGGAATGACACGGACACCAACGCTGTCAACGCGATCCGCTCTATGGGCCGCTTCCCGGGCGGTGTGTGTGCAAACCACTACCTGACTGACGCGGACGCGTGGTTCATCAAGACCAACGCGCCCAACGGCATGACAGGCTTTAACCGCACGAAGTTCGAGTTCAAGAAAGACAACGACTTCGACACGGACAACGCTAAAGCCAAGGGCTATGAGCGTTACTCCTTCGGCTGGTCCGACCCTCGCGGCCTCTACGGCACGTCTGGCGCACCTTAAGGCAATCTGGCGGGGCTTCGCGGCCCCGTCACAGCACCGGAGACGGATATGACCAAGAAAACAAAACCCAAGACTATTGCAAAGCGTCCTGGCTACGTCTTCAAAGACGGCAAGCCGCGCAAAGCATAATGCACAAGCACGGCCAGTGGAACGCGCTCTGTCAGCGGTGCGGCTTCAAGTACAAAAGCAAGCAACTCCGCAAGGAGTGGACGGGCCTTCGCGTGTGCAGCGGGGAAGGCACCAACGACTGCTTTGAGCGCAGGCACCCGCAGGAGTCTGTGAGAGGCCGCGCAGACCGCCAAGCGCCTGCCTGGGTAAGCCCAGAGCCAACTGACGTAGACGTCTCTCCTGGATCTGGAAATGAAGTCACAGCGGATGATTTATAATGGCAGTGACAGGTACAAAAACAGTTCAAGACATCGTGACAGCAGCGTTCGTGAAGTCCGGCATTTCTGGCTTCGGGGATACGCCCCCAGCCGATGAGGCGAAAGACGGCATGGATGAGCTGAACGTCATGCTGAAGGGATGGCAGGCGCAGCCCGGCTTTGTCTGGGCGAAAGAGCGCATGTCACTGACGCTCACAGCGGCCTCTGAGTACACGCTCAGCCCGGTACGCCCCCTTGAGGTGCTTTCCGCGCGGCTGAAGCGGTCGGGCATTGAAACGCCGATGTTCAAATTGACGAGCAATGAATACGACCTTCTGCCGAATAAGGTGTCAACAGGTTTGCCGACGCAGTTCTACTACGACCGCCAGAAAGAGGCCGCAAAGCTCTATGTTTGGCCCGTCCTGGCGTCCGCAAACGGCGAAACTGTTGAAATCACCTACACCCGTGAGGTGGAGGACATCACCAGCCTAAGTCAGATTATCGATGTCCCCGGCGAGTGGTGGGACGCGGTCATCTACAACTTGGCCGCGCGCTTGCAGGAAACAGCGCCCATGGCATCGAATTCACCGCTTGTGCCTCAGCGAGCACAGGCTCTCTTGGATCAGAACATGGCGTTCGACCGAGAAGACAGCGTATTCTTTTACGCAAGCTAAATGTTCTCCCCCTTCGCAACTCAAACAAAGTCCTCCTTGATCGGCGGGCAAGGGGAGAGGCTTGTCAATTACTTCTTTCGGCCTGCGCAGGGGGTAACTCCTGGCGAGTGCCGAGGGTGCAGCGGCTTTACGGCTCAAGCTGATGTTGGGGCTGAAACTGTCGCGGAGATTTCCTTTAAGGGCCTCTTGCATGTTGTGGCGGGCGGAAAGCTCTACAGCGTGTCGGGCCCAACAGTCACCGAGATTGGTGCTGTAGCTTCCGGCGCGGCGCAGGTGGCGCGCAGCAACAGCGATTTAGCGATAGTCGCTGGTGGCCGATACTTTGTCTATGACGGCTCGACAATCAGCGAGCACGATACCGGGCAGGTGGTCACGCCGAGAGGCGTTGTATTCATCAATGCAACGTTCCTGGTGTTCGGCGAGGATCCGTCCGGGCGCGGCGATGCGATTGCTTATTCTGGCGTGAACAGCGCTAAAAACTTCAATGGCCTCAATTTCGTATATGCCGAGAGCGATCCGGATCGGATTGTTGCGGCGATAGTCGATCACAGCGAGATTTGGTTTCTGGGCGAGCGAACGGTTGAGGTTTGGTTTAACACTGGTGCCGCCGATGCTCCCTTTCAGCGCAATGACGGCGCAGCGATTGAGCACGGGTGTGCTGACGCGCGCACGGTAGCAAAAGAAGACAACGCGGTTTTCTGGCTTAGTGAAGACCAGACCGTGTTTCGCGGATCTGGTGGCGCACCGCAGGTCATAAGCACGCCGGAGCTTGAAGAGGACTTGAGAACGTCTGAGGTTCTAGGCGCATTCACCTTCAAGGACCGTGGCCACAAGTTCTACGCCCTGCGGACGACAACGAAAACGCACTGTTTTGATATGCGCACCGGTCTTTGGTCTGAGCGCGCTAAGGGAGGTTCCTTTGAGCCGTCCACGCTGCGCGGATCGGTCCAGATTGGCCAGACGCAGTATTTGACAACAACAGAAGGCAAGGTTGGCGTCCTTGACCCGGCGGTCTTCGATGAGGACGGAACCCGCATGGTTGCTATGGCGCAATCCCAGCCGCTTGCGGCGGGCGGGCGGTTCTCGCCGTCTAACTTCAAAGCCTATTTCGACACCGGACTATACGCGGGCGACGATCCAGAAGCGGTTTTGCAGACCAGCCCAAACGGGCGC